AGCCGCGCGAGCGGATGCTGACGGTCGCCCAGGAGCGGATCGTCCGGCGGGCGATCGCCAACGGGGCCACGCGGGCCGAGGCCGCCCAGGCGGCCGGCGTCCCCGAGAAGCGGGTCTACCGTGCCCTCCACGCCGAGCTCGCCGACCTGCCCCCGGGCCAGCGTGGCCCTCGGCCTGGCGTCGAGTACCCGCCCCAGCCCGAGTTCGTCGACATCCCGCTCGAGGAGATCTATCGACGCGCCGCCGAGCTGCGGGCCGAGCGATGGAGCGAGGACGAGGCCGCCGGTCGCTGGAACCCGAGATTCGTCCCGCAGTCGGACTCGTAGGCTTGTGCCATGGCTACCGTATCCGCCACGCCCGGCACGCTGAACGTCGTCGTGAAACGCGGCGAGGCCGTGTCGCAGCTCCTGGACTTCTCGATCGCCCTCACCGGCTACACGTTCTCCGCCGAGATCGTGTCGGCGGTGACCTACGCCCAGGTATCCGCCCTGGCGGTGACGGCGGTCAACCTGGCGACCGGGCAGGTGAACGTGGGGATCTCGGCCGCGAACGCGGCGAACGTGCCGGCCGGAACGTACCTCTGGCGGCTCGTCTGGACGCCGCCGGCCGGTGACGCCCGGACCGCCCTCGAGGGGATCTGGGAGGTCAGTCGCTGATGGGCATCGACGTTACCGTGACCGACCAGAACGTCCAGGTCTCGACGAGCGGCCAGACCGTGAACGCGAGCGTCTCGGGCGGCGTCGGGCCCGCGGGCCCCGCCGGGGCCGCAGGGCCGCAGGGGCCGGCAGGGCCAGCCGGGGCAACGGGCCCCGCAGGGGCGACCGGGCCGGCAGGGACGACCGGACCGCAGGGTCCGGCCGGGGCGACCGGGCCGCAGGGACCCACCGGGCCAGCCGGCACGACGACCTGGGCCGGGATCACGGACAAGCCGGCTCTGGCGGGGGCCGATCACAATCACGGCAGCATCACGAGCGACGGCCGGATCGGCGACAACACGACCTCTGGGCGATTCGTGGTCACGACCGACCTGGGGGAACTGGCCGTAGCCACACCTTCGGGGGCGCGGACGCTGCTGCAGCTCGGCGGCGCGGCGACGCTGAACGTCGGCACCGCGGCCGGCACGGTCTGCGCCGGCAACGACGCGCGGCTCTCCGACGCGCGGACTCCGACCGACGGCAGCGTGACGACCGCGAAGATCGTCGACGCAAACGTAACCTACGCGAAACTGCAAAACGTCTCCGCCACCGACCGGCTCTTGGGCCGCTCGACCGCAGGGGCTGGCGTGGTCGAGGAGATCACCTGCTCGGCGTTCGGTCGGTCGCTGATCGACGACGCCGACGCGGCCGCGGCCAGGACGACGCTCGGGCTTGCGGCCGTCGCGACAAGCGGCTCGGCAAGCGACCTGTCGGCGGGGACGCTCGCACGGGCTCGGTACGCGGCCGACCTCGGCACCGGCTCGATGACCGTCTCGGGGTCAAACTCCTACGGCGTATCGCTCGACGCGACGGCCCGCACGCTCTCGCAGGCGAACGCGCTCTCGATCATGGGCGGGTCGGTCGGCATCGGGACCCTGACGCCGCTGTCGACGGCAGCGCTGGAGCTGGCCGGCGCTCCGACTACGGGGCAGCGTGAACTGCTGCGGCTCCGCAACACCTCAACCGGGAACTACCTCGACATCTCAATGCCGGAGGCTGCTTATAACGCTGGGCGCCCATGCTTTTTCGTGAACGGCTTACTGGCGTTTCAGATTCTCACCGGCGCGAGTCCGCAAATCCTGTTCGGCGCGGGTTCGCGATACAGCAACAACGCGCAAATCGTTGGAGACTCCAACGCTAACGCATACATCGAAATGAACAACGGCGCAGGGCAACTGTCCTTGTCGTCGGTATCCGTCATGTCGTTTCAGCGTTCCTACGTCGAGATAGGACGCTGGGACACGAACTCCGCATGGAACGTCGGCACCGGCCACGCCACGGCGTCGGGATGCACCGGCGCGACGGTGAGCGGCACGCAGGCCCGCGCGAGGGTCGCGAACCAGTTCTCGACCTCCGGTGGCAGATTCGCAAACAGCGGCGACGCGCAGTCGTGCACCTACCATCTGCGAAACAGCACCACCGACGCGACCGCGACGACGCTGTTCCTGAACGGGTCGTCGGCTCGCCTCAACATCCCGGCACAGTCAACGTGGTCGTTCATCGCCCGCATCGCGGCCTACAACTCGACCGACAACGAGGGGGCCGCGTGGGTCGTGCGCGGGGCGATCCGCCGCAACAACGCCGGCGGCACGGCCCTGCTCGGCACGCTCCAGACCGATTCGTTCGCGGACACCAACATGGCGACCGCCGCGATCGCCGTGACCGCCGACGACACGAACGAGGCCCTCCAGATCAACGTGACCGGGATCGCCTCGAAGACGATCCGATGGCACGCCGTCGTCGAGACCTCCGAAGTATCCGCAGGAGCCGCCACATGAGCCTCGACCTTCCCGAGCTGATCGCCGCCGAGCCGACCACGCGGCCCGCCGTGACCTACGATCGCTACTGGCTCCAGACCCTCGTGATGCGTGCCCCGGCCCCGGGCCAGCCCGCGGACGCGAACGTGGTCCTGGCCCGCTACTCGTCCGCGGACGGCTCGCTCTCGGGCGAGACCGTGACGCTCACAGTGTCGGACCTGTTCGCGCGGGCCGCCGGTGACCAGCAGCTCGCGGCTGCGATGGGGGCTCTCCTCGAGGCGGTGAAGAACATCGCGGCCGCGGATGGCCTGGTGGACGCCTGATGCCTGCACGCGTCGAGCGATGGTCGCCGCCCCGCATGAAGCGGACCACCGCCACGAAGGAGACCGCCCACTACCGGACCGCCGACTGGCGGGCCCGACGCCTGCGGATCCTGACGCGCGACGCGTTCGTCTGCCGGGCCTGTTCACGCGTGGCCTATGCGAAGGCCGCCCACGTCGATCACATCCAGCCCCTCGAGGAGGGCGGCACCGACGACGACGCGAACCTTCAGGTCCTGTGCCACGCGTGCCACGGCAAGAAGACACGCGAGGAGCAGCGGCGGCGGGGGCGACTGTGATCGACGGGGGTGGGGTCGGCCGCCAGCCTGCCATTTTGTCCATGACCCCGTGTGCCCTCGACGCGGATTTCTGAACGCCTTTTCTCGAACCAGGAGTCGCCCATGGGCCGCCGCGGCCGCCACCCCGACCCCAACTCCGCCCGCAGCCGAGCAGCGGTCGCCCGTGCGGCCCAGATCGGAGCGATCGGCACCGCGCCCCCGGCCGCCGGCCCCGCCCCGCCACCGCGCGCGGTGAAGGCCCCGGCATCGGTCACCGCCAGGCCCGCGGCCACCCGGTTCTGGAAAGCCCACGCCGCGGACCTCGAGGCCGACGGCCGCCTGACCGCCGACCGGGCCGAGACGTTCGGGCTCCTGGCCCACCTGTTCGCCGATGCCGAGCAGCTCGCCGAGCAGGTCGCCGCCGAGGGCTGGATCACCGCGACCGACAAGGGCCAGGCCCCCTCGCCGGTCGCCCGGCTCCTGCGTGACTCGCGGCGGGATTACGTCATGCTCGCCAGGGAGTTCGGCCTGACGGCGGCCGCCGCCGGCCGGATCCCCCAGGACATCACTCATGGCGAAGCGCCAGTCGAAGACCCCGAAGCCGCGACCCTCGCGAAGCTCCGCGTCCGCGGCTGATCCGAAGAAGCGGCCCGAGTACGTCGCCGGCTACCAGTGGGATGCCGAGGCGGCCGAGGCCCCGGTCGAGTTCATCCAGACACTATGCCGTCACCCAGACGAACGCGGCGGTGACCCGCAGCGGATCGAGCTCATCGACTGGCAGAAGGAGCGGGTCCTCCGGCCGCTCTTCGGCTGGCGGCGTGCCGACGGCCGGCTTCGTTTCCGGCGGGCCGGGATCTTCGTCCCGAAGAAGAACCGCAAGAGCTCGCTGATGTCGCAGCTCGCCCAGTACATGGCGACCTGCCACGCCCCCGCCCAGGACGTGTTCCTCGCGGCGAACGATCGCCTCCAGGCCCGGACCATGTATCGCATGGTCCGCCAATCGGTCGAGGCATCGCCCACGCTCTCGAAGCTCCTCGAGGTGATCGACTCGCGGAGCATCATCCGGAACCGCGAGACCGGGAAAGAAATACGATGCCTGTCGTCCGACTCGTGGCGGAACGAAGGCTTGAACGGCTCCGTGATCCTGGACGAGATCCACTCGTTCCGCTCGCCCGACCTCGTCGACGCCCTGATCTACGCCACGCGCGGAACGGCGAACGGCCTCGTGATCTCGATCTCGACGGCGGGCTCCGATCGGAACGGGATCGGCTGGCGATGGTGGCAGGATTGCGAGCTCGTGATCGCGGACCCGAAGGTGAACCCGACGTTCTACGGTCTGATCTACGCCGCGGCCGAGACCGACGACTACTCGTCGCCGGATGTCTGGCGAAAGGCGAACCCTTCGATGGGGGTCGCCTTCCCCGAGGACGAGTTCGCGGCCGACTACCAAGACGCGAAGACCGACCCGCGGAAGATGTCGAAGTTCCTCAGGTATTCCTTGAACGTCTGGCAGGCGGCCGACGCCCGATGGTTCCACGGCGACGACTGGGCGAAGTGCGGATCGGCCCCGCTCGCCCCGCTCGAGGGCCGGCCGTGCTGGGTCGGCGTCGACCTGGCCTCGAACCTCGACATGACCGCGGCCGCGTTCGTCTTCAAGGAATCGGACGGCTCCTATTCCGTCGTCTGGCGGTACTGGGTCCCGAGCGAGACCGTGGCCGACCGCGTCCGCGAGGGCATCCCCTACGACGCGTGGATCCGGGACGGCTGGGTCACCGTGACCGACGGCCACCGGCTCGATCACGAGGCCGTGGCTCGGGACATCATCGCGTTCGGCGAGGCCCACGAGATCAAGGCCGTGGGCTGCGACCCGTGGCAGGCCGGGGCCCTGGAGACTCTCCTCCAGCGCGAGGGCATCACGACGAAGGACATCCCGCAGCGGACCGCCTACCTCAACTCGTCTTGCAAGCTGCTCGAGGCTTTGGTCGTCGAGGGCCGGCTTCGGCACGGGGCGAACCCGGTCGCGACGTTCAACGCGAACAATGTCTGCGTGTATACGGACCCCACGGGGATGATCAAACCCGACAAGGCGAAGAGCAACGAGAAGATCGACGGCATCGCGGCTCTCGTGAACGCGCTCGCTCTCGCGTCCACCGACGAGGACACCGGCGAGGCAGCGAACCTCGACGATTGGAAGATCCGACTCCTGTAGCCGAGATTCTGCCGGGGGCCGCCGGGGGAAACTGGCGGGCATGCCCAGCCCCAGAAAACGCCCGGCCACCACCGGAGGCCGTGGCAGCCGACGCCGGACTCCGGCGAAGGCCGCCGCGGCCCCGCGCGTGATCTCGATCCGACGGACCACGCTCCCGGTGCCGGGGACGTGGGGCGACATCCTGCCGTCTGTCGTGGGCCCCGAGACCGCGGTCCGCGTGTCGGCGATCTTCGGGGTCGTGCGGTGGATCGCCCAGGCCGTCGGCATTTGCCCGATGCAGATCATGCAGGAGCGGCCGGACGGCCGCCGCGAGAAGGCGGACCTCCCCTGCGCCTACACGCTGCGGAAGCGGCCAAACAACTGGCAGTCGGCCTGGGACTTCTACGTCCTCCAGGCCTACTGGACCGCCCTCCACGGCAACGGCTACGCCCGCGTGGTCTCGGGCGATCGCGGCTGGATGACCCAACTGATCCCGCTCCACCCGTCCCGCGTGAAGGTCGAGCAGTCGGCCGTCGACTACTCGCTCACCTACAAGTTCTGGACCGAGAAGGGCCAGTGGGAGCCGATCCCCGGGCCCGTGCTGCATTGGCGGTGGATCTCGGACAACGGCATCGTGGGTCACGCCCCGGCCGAGATGAACGCGACCTCGATAAACCTCGCGCGCCAGCTCGACACCGCGGCTACCGCGTTCTGGCAGAACTCCGCGCGGCCCGACATGGTCCTCGAGACGGACGAGAAGGTACCCGATGCGGCGGTCGACGCCCTGCGGGACATGCTGCACGAGGCCTACGGCGGGGCCGAGAACCGCGGCCGGGCCGCCGTGCTCCCGAAGAAAACGCGGCTGAAGCCGATCGAGTCGAACAGCATGGAGGCGTCGCAGTTCCAGGAGCTGCGGGACGCGATCCTCCCCGACGTGTGCCGTCACTGGGGCGTTCCAAGTACGCTCCTCGGCGATTCCAAGATGGCCCGATTTTCCAACGTGGAACAGGAGCACCTGTCCGCCCAGGTCTGGTGCCTCCTCCCGTGGGCCCGCCGGATGGAGTCGCCGATCGACATGGCGCTCCAGCCGGTCTACGGCGAGAACGTCTACGCGAAGCTCGACACCCGCGGGATCCTGCGGGCCGACACCGCGGGCCGGGCGGCCCTCT